TAGTAAAGGTAAAAGCATGACTATAGCATTAAGTGCAAATACTCCACGAGTGAGTTACACAGTTAATCAGGGTGCGAGTCAAACCTCATTTGCTGTACCATTCGTATTTTTTACTGCATCAACGGATTTAAACGTTTTTGTTGATGGTACTGAACGCACATTTGATGCCAGTACATCAAACACATCACAATATACTGTGAGTGGTGGCAATGGATCTACTGGATCTATAACAACATCTGTTACTGGTGCATCTGGTGGCAGTACTGTTGTCATCACAAGAGATATACCTTTGTCTCGTACTACTGACTTTCCAAGTTCAGGTGCATTTGAGATAGCTAAACTAAATACTGAGTTAGATACTGTGACTGCTATACAGTCTGACTTTAATGATTTTGTTGATAGAACATTAAGGCTGCAGGAGTTTGATAGTGGTGTTTCTATGGAGTTACCTTTATTAGCTGTAAGAAAAGGTACTGTTCTTGGTTTTAATGCAACGACTGGAGCGGCAGAAGTTGGACCAACAATAGCTAATGTTAATAGCCTATCAGCAATTACTGGAAATATTAATACAGTAGCAGGTATAAGTAGCAATGTAACTACAGTGGCAGGAATTAGTAGCAATGTTACTACAGTAGCAGGAATAAGTGGTAATGTCACATCAGTAGCAGGTAATACATCAAACATAAATGCAGTTGCAGGAAATGCAACAAATATAAATACGGTTGCTTCTGCTGATTCGAATGTAAGTACATTAGCAGGAATATCATCAGATATAAATACAGTAGCAGGTATATCTAGTAATGTGACAACAGTGGCAGGTAAAGCCTCATTGATTACATCTGCATTTTCAGCAGGTATGTCGTTAGTTACAAGTGATTTTGTAAGTGATGTAAATAGTTTAGCTGTTACTGATGTTATTAATGATATAAATACTTTGGCTACCAGTGACATTGTTGCTGATCTTAATACTTTAGCTACCACTGATATAGTAAGTGATTTGAATACACTTGCTACTACCGATATTGTTAGTGATTTAAATACATTAGCAACATCAGATATTGTAGCTGACATCAATTTATTGGCTACAAATGATATTATTGCTGATCTTGCTTTACTTGCTACAACAGATTTTGTTGCTGATCTTAATACAATGGCAACGACTACTAATGTAAACAATTTATCTACTGTAGCCTCAAATGTAGCAGGAGTTAATAGCTTTGCAGAGAGATACAGAGTTGGATCAAGTGAACCAAGTAGTAATAATGATGCAGGTGACTTGTTTTTTAATACTACTACAAATGAATTAGTTGCATTTAATGGAAGTACATTCCAATCAACATCACCTTCTGCAGCTAATCAAACAAATATTAATATTGTTGCAGGAGAAATAACATCTTCTGAAGATTTAGGATTAATTACTCAAAGCATTGATACAAGTAGTGGCAATAATATAGATACAGTTGCTAATGCAATTAGTAATATTAATACAGTGGCAGGTGCTAATTCTAATATAACAGCTTTATCTGCAAGTGATGTTATTGCAGACATGGCTTTATTAGCAACTACAGATGTTATTGCAGACATGGCATTACTTGCTAACTCTGATGTAATTTCAGATATGAACACACTTGCTACTAGTGATATAGTATCAGACTTAAATACTCTTGCTACTAGTGATATTGTTTCAGATCTTAATACTCTTGCAACAAGTGATATAGTCTCAGATATTAATACACTTGCTACTTCAGATATAGTTAGTGATCTTAATACACTTGCTACTTCAGATATTGTTACTGATCTTAACATTTTAGGTACATCAGCAAATGTAACTAATATGGCAACATTGGGTGCAAGTGGAGTAGTTGGGAATATTTCTACTGTAGCAGGTGCAGTAACAAATGTTAATACTGTCGCAGGTTCTATAAGTAATATAAATACTGTAGCATCTAATGTTTCTAGTATTAATGATTTTGCTGATAGGTATAGAGTAGGATCAAGTGATCCATCATCTGACAATGATGAAGGAGATTTATTTTATAATAGCACAAGTAATACACTTAAATTTTTTGATGGTTCTAGTTATCAATCACTTAATACAACTGGACTCAATAATATTGTTGAAGATACGTCACCACAATTAGGTGGCAATCTTGATGTTGTAACTCATGGTATAGTAAGTACATCAAATAGAAACATAGCAATTACACCTAATGGTAGTGGTAAAGTTGTTATTGATGGATTATCACACCCAACAGCAGATGGAAGTAATGGACAATTTCTTAAAACAAATGGATCAGGTGTATTATCGTTTGCTACTGTTAATACAGATTTATCTGCAGATTCATCTCCACAACTAGGAGGTAATTTAGATGTAAATGGAGCATCTATTGTATCAGCGAGTGATGGTCATATAGTAATAGACCCTAATGGATCAGGACTTATTAAACTTGTTGGTAGCGTGGATACAACAAACTTAACTATGGACTTTGGGAGCATTGCATAATGGCTAAATTACTTAAACTTAGAGGTGGTACAACCTCACAACATGGATCATTTACTGGTGCTGATAGAGAAGTAACAGTAGACACAGATAAAGAAACACTAGTTGTACATAATGGATCAACAGCAGGTGGCTTTCCACTAGCAAGAGCAGATGGAACTGGAACAACAAACTTCACTATTACTGGTGAAATGGAAAGTGGCTCATTAGATGTCAATGGTAATGCTGACATCAGTGGTGAACTAACAATGGGTGGCAATATAGACCTACAAGACAATGATAAATTAATGATAGGTACTGGTGATGATCTACAAATATATCATGATGGGTCTAACTCTGTAATTGCAGATGCTGGAACTGGTAACCTAAAAATATTAGCAAATGATTTTCGTTTGAATAATGCGGCTGATTCAGAAATTATGATAAAAGGTACTCAAGATGGAGAAGTTACTCTTCATCATAATGGATCACAAAAATTGGCAACCAAATCAGATGGTGTAGACATTACTGGTGAATTGCAGTGTGATACTTTAGACGTTGATGGTAATGCTGACATCAGTGGCACACTGACTATGGGTAATAATATTAATTTGTCTGATAATATTAAACTGATGGTAGGTAATAATAATGACCTTCAAATTTATCACGATGGTTCAAACTCATACATAGATGACACTAGTACTGGTGATTTATATATTAGAGCTAATGACCAATTAAGATTACAAAAATACACTGGCGAGAATATGATTGTTGGTAATGTAGATGCAGGGGTACAGCTATTTTTTAATAATTCAGAAAAACTTGTGACACTAACAAGTGGTGTATATGTTACTGGTGATGTTCAAGCTTCTACTGGATTGTTCGGTTTAGATGGTAATGACTATCTGCAATTTGTTAACAATTCTCGTATGGATATTTACATAAACGGTAATAATGAATTTAGATTTGAATCAGATGGTGACTTTCATGCAGATGGAGATGTTATTGCTTTTTCAACAACTGTATCAGACGAAAGACTTAAGACAGATATTAAGAAGATAGAAAATGCCACTGACAAAGTAAGTCAGCTTAATGGTTATACATTTACATATAAAGCAGATGGTAAAAAAGGTGCAGGTGTTATTGCACAAGAGTTAGAAAAAGTATTACCAAGTGCAGTAAAAGAAAAAGAATTGCCATTAAAAACAGATGATGAAGTTGCTTACAAAACAGTAGAGTATAATCAAATTATTGGTTTACTTGTTGAATCAATCAAAGAACTTAAGCAAGAAATAAATGAATTAAAAGGAGTTTAATTAATGCCTTTAGCTAGTTCTGGTCAACTTAGTTTAGGTGATATAGCAGGAGAGTTTGGTGGATCTGCTCCACATTCTTTATCTGAATATTACAATAAAGGTAATGCACCATCATCAGGTGAAATACAAATAGGTGCTGACTTTCATGGCACATCTGCTGCTTACACTATAAACTTTTTAGTTGTTGCAGGTGGAGGTGGAGGTGGCTGTAGCTTGAATGGTGGAGGAGGTGGAGCAGGTGGCTTTAGAACTTCATCACAATCTATAAACTCAGGTACAGTTATAACTGTTACTGTAGGTGGAGGAGGTGGTAACAGTACATCTAATTCAAATGCAGGTAGTGGTGGCAACTCATCTATATCAGGATCAGGCATGACTACAATTACAAGTACTGGTGGTGGTCGTGGTGCTACAAATAACAGTTCACTTGGATTCAATGGTGGTTCTGGTGGATCAGGTGGTGGTGGCACACAAAGTAATGGAAGTGGTGGATCAGGTACATCAGGTCAAGGCAACAATGGTGGTAATGGTGTAAGTACTACTGGAGCTAACTCTGGTCAAGGTGGAGGTGGAGGTGGTGCTAGTCAGGCAGGAACATCTGGCTCTAATGCAAGTGGTGCTGAAGCTGATGGTGGTAATGGTTCTGCATCTTCTATAACTGGATCTTCTGTTACTTATGCAGGTGGTGGAGGTGGTGCAGGTAGAGGTGGAGCAAGAGAAGGAGATGGTGGTTCTGGTGGTGGTGGTAATGCTGCTAATGGAACTGGATCAAGTGGCACAGCCAATCGTGGTGGTGGTGGTGGTGGCTCAGGCTCTAGCACTGGCTCATCAGGTGGTTCAGGCATTGTTATATTGAGTATTCCAACATCTGATTACACTGGCACAACAAGTGGCTCACCATCTGTAAGCACAAGTGGTAGTAATAAAATATTACAGTTTACTGGATCAGGGAGTTACACTGCATAATGGCACACTTTGCTAAAATAGATTCTAATAATATTGTTGAAGAAGTAGTAGTTGTTCACAATGAAGTATTGTTAGACAGTAATAATGTTGAACAAGAACAACTGGGAATAGACTTTTTAACTAATTTAACTGGTCATAGTAATTGGAAACAAACATCTTTTAACACTCATGCAGGTGTACATACAGATGGTGGCACTGCATTGAGAAAGAATTATGCAGGGATAGGGTATACTTATGATGCAACTAAAGATGCTTTCTATGAACAACAACCATTTGCTTCTTGGGTACTCAATGCAACTTCATGTGTGTGGGAGTCACCATTAACTTTACCTAGTAATGCTAGTGATGAAATTGTTTACGAATGGAATGAAGATCTTTATCAATCCGACAATACAAAAGGTTGGGTGGTTCGTGAGTTTGAATAAAGATTTTATATACAGTTGGACAATGCCTGAGTATATATGTGATGAAATATTACAGTTTTATCATAACAATTCTCACTTACATAAAAGGGGTATTATTGAATATGGAAATTCTAAAAAAATAAGCGACGATAAACAAGCAACCGAAATACATATATCACCAGACAATAATAACAAACCTTTTGGTGATTACCGTAATTTTTTACAAAAGGGTTTAGATGAATATTGCGAGGAATATCCTTACGCAAAAAATATGTATTCTTATAATGTTACAGAAACATACAATGTACAACATTACAAAAAGAATGAAGGTTTTAAGATTGAACATTTTGAAAGGACTGGTCAATTTGATTATACAATAAAACGTTGTTTAGTATTTATGACATATTTAAATGACTTAGATGCAGGTGGCACTAAATTTGTTCATCAAAATAGAACAATCAAAGCACAAAAAGGTAAGAGTCTTATTTTTCCAGCCGATTGGACTCATACTCATGTAGGACAAATATCTACAACACAAGAAAAAACTATTGTTACTGGGTGGTTTAGTCATCTTTGGTAGAGGAATAACATGGAATTTGACGCAATATTTTTATGGAATATAATTATTACACTTATCATTATGCCATTTGCTTGGGCATTTAATAAGATGTTTGCAGAAATTAAACGTCTACAAATACTACTTAATAAGACAAGAGAAGAGTATGCAACAAGAGAAGAATTGCGTGATGCATCTGGTCGTGTAATGGAGGCTTTACATAGACTAGAGGACAAGCTCGACAAGGTTCTGAATGTGAGGTGACACTGTGCTTGAAATGCTAATTGTAGCCAATAGTGCTTTTGCAGTCATCAAACAAACGCTTGAAAATGGAAAAGATATAGCTTCAGCAGGATCTGCAATCTCGAATTTTGTAGGTGCTGAAGAAAAACTAAAGCAAGATTTACATAAAAAAAAGAATAGTATATGGACTAACTTCTTAGGCAAGACTGACAATGATCTTGAGGAGTTTATGGCTCTTGAACAGATACGAGTCAAGCAAGAGAAGCTACGAGAATATATGCAGCTATATGGTAGAGCAGGACTGTGGACTGACTATCAACAATATTGTGCTGATGCTCGTGTAGCAAGAAAAGAAGTACGAGTAAAACAAGAAAAACGTATTGAATATATTAAAGATATGATTATTAATATAATATTAGGTATCTTGATAACTACTTTATTTTCAGGTGTAATAACTGTACTAGTAATTATAGCTAAGAAGAAAGGTATAATATGACAGCATTTATGTTAGCTTGTTATCTTAATGGTTCTCTCAATGGCACTATATACTTTAGAAATGTCAATGATTGTACTTACTATACCAAGTATTTAAGTGAACAAACATATGACAGTGCTACTGGTGAGGAAGTAATTTATAAATGTATATGTAAACTTGTACCACAAGTAGACGAAAAGAAAGTAAGAGTTTACTAATGACAGAAGATAAAAAGAAAATTGTTAACTTAGACATAGGGCAAAACAGCTTTGAGTTATCACTGAGAATACTGGGTAATGAGTTTGTTGCTATTAAGATTGGCTCTACTAACTTCAGTGGCAAGTTAATAGCAGGTGGTATATTATTATTATTCTTTACTTTAGTTTTGCTTGAAGGCTTTGGTTTAAATGAAGTTCTAAAACAATAGAGGAGTAAGTAATGTTAACTGCATTGATAGGTCCAGTAAGTAAACTTGTTGGTAAGTTTATTGAGGACAAAGATGTTAAGAATAAACTGTCACATGACTTGGCTACACTAGCACAACGTCATGCACAAGAATTAGCTAAGTCACAGATAGAAGTAAACAAGATGGAAGCACAGTCTCGTCACTGGTTTGTTGCATCTTGGAGACCTTTTATTGGTTGGACTTGTGGTATTGCTTTGATGTGGCATTTTGTTTTGTCGCAATTTATTTTATTTTTTGCCACTATGTTTGGTTACACTTTACCTGCATTGCCTGATTTTGATATGGGTTCTTTGATGACTGTGCTAATGGGTATGCTTGGCTTGGGCGGACTTCGTACATTCGAAAAGTATAAAGGTATGACAAAATGAACATAGAACAATTTAGAGATGAACTCAAAAGAGATGAAGGTGTCAAACATGAAATCTATTTAGATCATTTAGGTTTACCTACTTGTGGGATAGGACATCTTATTACTGAATGGGATACAGAATATAATGCTGAAGTTGGTACACCAGTAGCAGAAGAAAGAGTTAACGAACTTTTTGAAAAAGATTTAGCTGTTACTATCAGTGAATGTAAACTTATCTATCAAGACTTTGATGTGCTACCAGTCAAAGTGCAACATATCGTAGCCAATATGATGTTTAATATGGGTAGACCAAGACTGTCTCGTTTCCATAAGATGAAAAAAGCAGTCGATAATCGTGATTGGCATGAAGCTGCACTACAAATGCAGGACTCTAAGTGGTATAATCAAGTGCCTAACAGGGCAGATAGGCTTGTTCAAGAAATGAAAACTGTCAGTGAATAAAGAATATTCTAGGGTACAATCATACTAGAGGGAGTGTTAACCCCCTCTGTATGGCTCTTAAATCAAGCCTTTTTTTGCAAAGAATACATCACAAGCTGACTTCTGCCTGCATTTCCCTTACGAGTGTCACCATTACGATATATCAAACCTTTTCTTTCAAGGCTTGCATATCTTGGTGTGATACTTCCCTCTCTGACATTACCTAAATATGGTAAAGTTTCCCATACCTCATCATGTATTGCACCATTTTGTCCGTGAGCAGTGATTGCATCAAGGACAACTCTCTCAAGTCTATTGGTGTTTACTTTTTCAGCAGCTTCCCACGACGTTTTGGGGTCGTGGGTTCGTGC